AGGTGCGCGGCGATCTCGCGACCTGCAATAGCCAGGAGAAGGTGCAGGCCATCATCTACAAGGTCGAGTCTGCGCTCTCGGAGCTTTCGATCGATAGTCAGAAGATCCCAAAATGGGTCAAGGATGGCGATGACCCGGATATTCCGCCGCTCTACGGCCAATATCCGATCTATGCGCCTATTAACCCGGATAACCCGGTGCCATGGCCTCCGGGCTATGTGCCGCCGGCTGATCCAACGACTGTAGGTACGACAATTGATCCAACGACTGTAAGCACGACAACTGTAGGAGGAAAGAAATGAGCCCGACGCCAACTCGTGATCCCAATTGGCCACCAGATCCGTATGAACTGCGTCCGATCCCGGATGAGCAACATCCCGCCGGCCAGGACGTGAACCGGCATAACCCGGTGACGCCCGGCCCGGCGCCTCCGGCTGACAGCACGGACCCTGAGCCGCCCTGGCAGCCGGGTGACGGCAAACCGCCATGGGCCGGCGGCGGGCCGGGTGGCGGCAAACCGCCGGCCGAAGAAGAACCAACTGTGATGCCGGCTGCGAAGGAAAAGGAAAAGGAAAAGGAAAAGGAAAAGGAAAAGGAACAGCCGCCAACTGACAAAAAGAAGAAATGAACAAGATCCTCACCACGAGATCGCAGCTGCGGCACACGCTGGAGAGCGGGCGGCGGACCATCTTTGAGCCTGCGCCGCCCGCGCCTCCTCCGCCCGCAGCTGGGCCGTATATTATCTCGATCTCGCCGGATATCAGTTCGCCTAATTTCGAAGATCCACTCACGATCACGATCACGGGCGGCAGGTTTACCGGCGTGTCGCAGGTCTCTTTCGTCGCCCAGGGGCCGGTCGACAGTTTCGTGGTCGACAGCGACACTCAGATCACTGTCACGACCCATCTCTATGGCTATGCCGGTGATCCCGTCGACAACATGTTCGTGACGGCTGCGGATGGCGTCACCACAAGTCCGATCACGCCGGCTACTGACTTCTGGTATGCGTATGCATGGCCAGAGGACTGCGCATTTGGCCCGATCGCAGTCACGGCGAACAGGATATGGACGACCAACGGCAGCAGCTGGTATTTCAACAGCGCGCCGACGCCTGACCGGTTTATCATCACCGCTGGATATTCCGGATCGGGAGACGCCGGCTGGCCAAGTGGCGTCTATGATGCCGGCTGTATCCTGCAGGATGCAAACTATGTTTATCTTGTCGCCAAGAATGCGGCCTGTGTGACCCGCATTCCTATCAATTTTTCGCCGCCGGATGGTGGCAACTGGGCGACCTACGATACGCTGATCATACCGCAAGGAAACTCTCCGCTCGGCAGCAACAGTGCTTACAACTACTATAGCAGCTTGCTGGGTTGCCAAATTGACGGCACCAAGATGTATGTGCCTTGGCAAGGCCAGTGGAATAACATCAACGACAATGTGCCGCGGCTTCTGGTGATCGATCTCGCCGCATGGTCTCCGGCTGCTTTCAACATCTATCCGATCCCGACAGCTGTGCCAGTGACTTATGGCGACGGCTCCATCTACAGCGCCTGCGTGGCCAATGGCGTCATTGTTGTTTCGATGTTCACGCCATCCAGCTGGAGTGGGTCGTACTGGGGTGACTATGCAGGCCAGCTTTACTACGCACCGGTCTCGAACCCGAGCACATGGACGACGATCAATTTGACATACCGGGTGGCTTTTGGCATTGCAAGCGGCAACAAATGCTACTTCCTGCAAAACAGCTGGCAGGGCACCGATCCCTATTACGGGCTAGGCTATCAAAGGCATCTCATTATAGCCGACTGCAGCACGGGGACGCCGGCCGTCAGCTATGTCGATATGGCGGCCGATGATGCGAATTTTCAATTTGTGAGTTGGGCTGAACGCGATCCCATTCCATGGGCGTCATCGACTGATCTGTATATCCCGGCCAACGTCGTCACCAACACTGGAGACGGCTACACGGTGCCTTATCCGCCCTGGTATCTTGTCAAGCGGCATCTCAGTGATGGCTCGGCAGATGGCGGCGGCTCGACCCCGCCGTCGACAGCTGATCCCTATTTCAATGATGTCGTTTTGCTCTGTGGCTTTAACGGGCCCAACGGATCGATCAATGCATTCGATGATAGTCCGATCAAGCGTGGGCTGGCAACATTCATAGGGTCGGCGCAGCTGGAGACGTCAAACGTCAAGTTCGGCTCTGCGTCATTGGCGCCATCACAAACGCCAGCCAATTCCGGGGCCTATTGGCTGGATGATCCGACCTACTTCAATTTCGGCACCACAACGCGGTTCACGATCGAAGGCTGGTTCTACACGACGACTGCTGCGCCAACTGTGCCGAGCGGCGCGCAGTTCTTGATATCGCATTGGTTCAGCGGCGGAGTTCTGAGCAATTCAGCCGGTGAGTGGGCCTTCTGCATCAGTGGGCAATATCTGCATTGGCATGTCATCAACGCGACGCCAGCCAATGTCGCTGCGATCATCTCCTCGACGCCGCATACTCTCAATGCTTGGCACCATGGCGCTGTTGACTTCGATGGGACGACCTACCGGATGTATCTCGATGGCGTGTGCGTCGGGACCTCAACGACCATCGTCAACCTGACCAATGTGCCTTATGCGCTATATCTTAGCATTGGATGTGACGCCAACACGGGAATAACTGGTGCTTACAATGATGGGCTGCAGGGCTATATCGATGAGGTCCGCATTACGCGAGGTGTGGCGAGATACGCCACCAATGGCAGCTTTGCAGTGCCAACTTCGGCATTCCCGCGAGGCGGAACAGCATTGCCGGCGGCAAACGACTTCTCCATGAGAGATCTCGGTGTGCCATGGACATGGCAGATGTGGCCAATGCATGGGGCCTGCTACGGCGGCAAAGTTTTCGTTCAATTGAATGGCTGGAACTTCGGATATTTCTTTTCAATTGCCAACGAGGACAAGACCGCGGCGACGATGTATCCGATCCCTGATATCCCTGTGCCGGCCAATGACTTGTTTGCAAATGCGACAGCCTTGACGCTTGGCACACTGACAACGGGCAATGTCTTTCTTGCAACTGGCGAGCCCAACGAGCAATGGCCAGCGCTGTGGGACTTGGCTGTCGGGACAAGCTATCCTCACGTTGGCTCTCTCGTTGCTCAGTATTCTGATCAAGGCTATTGGGGCCCTGAGAATACGATCTGGTACAAGTTCACCCCATCATCGACAGGCGACTATAAGATCACATATCAGGACAGGAAGGGAGAAGCCAATTTCGACCTCACGATCTGGTCAGGCAGCGCGCCCGGGTCTTTGACAAACCTTTACCAGAACCTTGGGACATCAACTGGCGTATTCACTGCGACGGTTCATATGACGGCAGGCACAATTTATCATCTGTGCTTCGATCGGTTTTCCTACTATGGGCTCTACGGCAATTATCTGCCTGATCTTGAAAATGATGGGAAAGTCGAGCTTACGATCGCGCCGGCTGTGGGAGCATGTCCGAGCTTCGTCAACGCAGGCGCGCAGGTCACTGTTAGCGGGACTGGTGCTCTGACCCTATCACCGCCATTGCCGGCTACGCGCACGAACGGGAACGTGCTGATCGCGGTGTGCCGGATGGACCTTCCACTGTCCTCGACTGGCGCAGGCTCCGGTCTTTCCTGTACGGGCTTTAATGATCTCGGCATTGGCCGCTACATGGGAGAAAATTGGCCGTCTGTCATCATCGCTTTTTATTTCGTGGACGGCAGTGAGGCCCCGCCAGTGTTTTCGACCGGCAGCGGCGCCAACCCGTATAACCTCACGGCTCAGGTTTTCCAATATGCTGGCGTGGAGCAATTCTATCAGTGGGATATTTTCGCCAAGTGGTACACGAGCGGCTACTATATTCAATGGCAAGGCGGATCGAGTTGGGGATCATCAGATAGCGGCGGAGTGACGCCTGTGCGCTGTCCTGCGGGCGTGCAGTCCTATCCCTATTCATTACTGATCAATTTGACGATGTACCGGCCGACCGAGACCTACACGCCGTCGACGCCGCCGGGTTTCACCTCACGCAACATCACGCCAAATAACTGGAACCTGTCCGACAGGCAGCTGGGAGGAGATATCACCGGGACGATCCCGGCAATTAGTTTGCCGGAAACGCCCACCGCTTGGAGCTGTATCCAGCTGGAGCTTAGATCACAATGATCATGATCCTCACTGTAGCTTATCATTTGATCATGTTGCACGGACCGGGCGGGCATGAGATCGACGTCAACCCACATGAAGTGAGTTCGCTCAGAGATCCAAGTGTTGTCTATGAAGGGCATTTTGCAAAAGGAACAAAGTGTTTAGTTTTTATGGCGAACGGAAAAGTCTTGGCAATTTCCGAGGAGTGCGAAGAAGCCAAGAAGATGATCGAGGAGGCGCAATGATGAAGCGATGGAAATTATTGCTGTGTTGGCTGACGGGACATTTGCCAGATGGTCGAGAGGATGTTCTGAACCATTGCCCGCGATGCGATCAATGGAAGCTCTCAGTTGACCCTGTGGAACCCGGGAAGTAGGATGCCGGCTTGGCGCATGGTCCTTGCTGCCTAGAGCAAGCGTGCGGCGCCTGGGCGGCGAGCGTTGGTGATGCTCCGCTCGCCGCCTTCTCCAAAGGGGAAAGATCGCTCTCATGCATCAGAAAACAAATGACAACGGTAATGGCCGCAAGATGACGCCGATCGAGATCATCAAGGCGGGGCATGACGCCACCAGGCGCAAGATCCTGAGCGGCGACGAGGACGAGATCCCCTGGCGCGGTGACATCCTCCCGCAACAAGTCGGGCTTACGCCTGTGTGGGCTGACAGGGAGGGCAAGCTCTGGATCATGGTAACCACCGAGAATGGGCAGATACTGAAACGGATGTGGCACATCACATGAAAACGCCATCGAGGCACATGACATGAAAACGCCATCGCACATGCGTAACCTGACAAGGGCGAGCGCGAAGCATCTTCTCTCCATGGGGCATATCACCCAAGCTCATCACGACAAGATCATGGCGGCTTCCGGCGCTGGCGTGCCGGGCATTCCGAAGCTACCGACGCTGCCGAAGTCTCCCTTCGGCGCTCTCGCGAAGAGACCGGCTGCGCCTCCACCTGTCCCCGGCGCGCCGGCCTCACTGCCGGGCATTGGCGGCACACCCGCTGTTCCTGGCGTAACCAATGGGATGGGAAACATCCTTCCGCCAGGGTTCATGGCGGACGACAGCTAAGAGGAGGTAACAAATGTCGCGAGGCTCGCTTGCTTACATCATGCTGCTCGATGACAGACCGGTCGACCCAGGCTATGGCGTACCGACGCCGCCGGACGTGATCTGGGGTGGCAGGCCGCCTCCTACGGTGATGCCGCCGATCTATTATCCGCCAAGCGTTCCGCCGGGCACGCCGGGCTTCCCGGCGCATCCTATTGCTCCGCCTCCGCCGGGCGTCTGGCCACCGGACGCGTCCGTTACGCCGCCGATCTATTACCCGCCGGTCTTTCCCGCGCATCCGATCGTGCCGCCGCCAGTAGATCCTGGCTATGGTGTTCCTGCGCCGCCAGTCGTCTGGCCATCACCGCCGCCGCACCCGGCGCATCCGATCGTGCTTCCGGAGCCGCCGACGCCGCCAGAGAAGCCGCCGATCTGTCCGCCGGGCGGGGCCCTCGGCGAAGGCTGGCAATGGTACTGGACCGAGCGCTTTGGCTTCATCCTGGTCTGGTATCCGCCGGAAGGAGGCGGCAAGCCGCAGCCCCCTTTGAGCGGAAGTGTGGGTGGGGGTGGTGGCGGATCTTGGTCCGGAAGTGGCAGCGGCTCCAGCGGTGGCCCAACGCCACAGCCGACGACCCGTAGATAGGAGAGTGCCTTGCCATTGGTTTCATTAGCCCAGAACCGTTGGGCGAGATGGGCCGCAGAAAATGCTCCCGAGAAGACAGCAAAGGTCGCTCGGGAGTTCATTGCGGCGAGCCCGCATGGCCCTGGCGCCTACAAGCATCTGCCGGCACGGGTCCACAAAGGCAAGCCGGTCGGCAAGCGTAGGTTCGGTTCAATAGGAGCGAGGAGAGAAAAATGACGGGAGGAAGTATTGGTGCCGCACGTGTTCGAGAAAGCTTTAACCCATCGAAGGACAATATGGTCGATAAGATCAAACGCTATACCGCGGACTTGATCGATCTCTGCGAGGAGATGAAGCACCTCGATCCCAGGCTGGCAGCGCTGGCTCAGACAGCGTATGAAGAGGCGGCGATGTGGGCAGTTAAGGCGGCTACAACGGAAAAGAAATGAGCTTCAACGTCCGCATATTCGGCTATAACGGCCTGCTCCAGATGCATGTGTCAGTGGCGCATCGCTTCGACAGCAATGCCGTTTTCATGGCTGAGGAGCCCCCGGTGTGGAGCGCACTGGGGGTATCCAATGGTGCGACCCCGGTCTCGTTAGTCTTTCCCGGTCCGGGGTCAGACACCACCAGGGTACTCGGGATCGAGGTGCCCGACCTCTGCCAGATCAGGTACGAGATCCAACTACTCGGTCCGACCGCCAGCAATGCCAGGACGGCCGGAAACTTATCGCGTCGCATGAGCGGCTTCGACTACATCGCCTGGACGCCGGGGGCAACGTTCTCATTCGTTGATGCCGCCAGCTTCCCGTGAGGCTGCTGTATGAACGAGCCAATTTCCATTCTCAAAGGTACAGACGCCTATAAGGATCTGCGTTATCGGTTCTCCGATCGCGACCGGCGAATGAACAGCCTGTATTCGGTATTGAACGAACAGGGCGTGATCGTGCCCTATCGGCGCCGCGCCGCGCAAGCCAAGTATGCGAAAGATCAATGGCTGTTGGATATTATCGTAAAGGCGCGGCAACTCGGGTTCTCGACAGAGATCGCGATCGACATCGCTGATCATTGCCTGTGGCGCAAGAATTACACAGCCGGCATCATCGACTACACGCTCGATGACGCCAAGCTCAAGCTGCAGAAGATCCGCACAGCCTACATGGGGACGCCGCCTTCGGTCCGCGAAACGGTCCGGCTGGTCAAGGACAATGAGGAGGAGTTGAAATGGAGCAACGGGTCGACGTGTTATGTCGGAACGAGCCACAGAGGTGGGACGCTTCAGTATTTGCACATATCGGAATTTGGAAAGATCGCGACGGACAAACCGGATATTGCAAGGGAGATCAAGACCGGCGCCCTGAACACGATCGCCCCAGGCCAAAAGGTCAAGATCGAAAGCACCGCGCACGGCACCAGCGGGCAATTCTATGACATGGTGCGGGTGGCTGAGACCAAGATGCGCTCGGACCGCTCGCTATCCCAGCTGGACTTCAAGCTGCACTTCTTCGCGTGGCACATGGACCCGAAATATGTGGTCCAGCATAACCTCGCTATCGTTAGCTCGGAGATGCGGGAATATTTCGACATTCTGCTGCACAAGCACGGCATCAGCCTGACGCCTGACCAGAAGGCGTGGTACGTGCTGAAATATCAGACGCTCGGACGCGATGACATGCACTCCGAGTTTCCGAGCATGATGGAAGAGACCTTCTACAACAGCATGGAGGGGACATGGTTCAAGAGAGAGATGCAGAAGGCCCGGGAAGAGCACCGGATCGGGCTTCCGATCCCGCACGATCCCAACTATCTGGTCAACACGTTCTGGGACATCGGCCTGGAGACCAAGAACAACATGAACGCGATCTGGTTTCACCAGACCGATGGGACGCGGCACAGGATCATCGACTATTACGAGAACGTAGGAGAGGGCGTCCAACACTACGCGACGAAAGTGCACGAGATAGCCTCCCGTCGCAATTTCACGCTAGGGAAACATTACGGGCCGCACGACGTAGCCCACCGCAGCTGGGCCAACGACGCCAAGACACGGAAGGAGATCGCATCGGATCTGGGGATCGAGTTCGAAGTGGTCCCGAGGGTCCTTGACAAGGAAGACGCGATCGAGGCGCTGCGCAAGATGCTGTCGCTGACATGGATCGACAGTGAGCATTGTGAGCGGCTAGTGGAATGCCTCGACAATTATCGCAAAACGTGGAGCAAGCAGCTGGCGCAGTGGACATCGGTCCCGCTGCACAACTGGGCCAGTAATGCTGCCGATGCTGGGATGACCGGCGCAGTCGGCCTCAAGCCGGATGGGATCTGGCTGGCGGACGGCAGCCGGACCAAAGAGCGCAACAAAGTAAGAGGATCACAATGGGCGCGATAGTAGATCGTCAATTAGCGATGCATTACTTTGAGGAGTATCATTGGCAACAGCTGCTGCGCGCGCGGGAAGAACTGATGTTTGGGACTGGACGGAAGTACTGGCGGATCGCGCTCTGGCAGCCATTGAATATAACGCCGCCGGATGACATCCAGGTTCTGTCTACCGATCACTGCATAACTATCAAGGTCAAGCTTGACGATCGCGATCGACTGATGCCGGCCGATGAAGCCAGTGAACAAGCAGTCGATGAATGGGAGAAAAAACTGTGACGCTAGGCGATGTGCGTTCAGCGAAGACCCATTTGGCGGCCGATGAGCTTTGCCAAAGGGGCAACGAAGAACTGGTGTTCTGCAGAGTGTGCGGCACCTATCTGCACTGTAAGCCGGACGAGGAAGGTCCGTGGCTAAAGCGAGACGAGGAAGGTCCGTGGCTAAAGCGAGACGAGGAAGGTCCGTGGCTAAAACGATCGGGAGAGGCCAATGCCGTTAGCGGGGATCAGGAAAGTACGACAGCAATTCGCGGATCAGCTTCCAGCTGGGTACAGCTTAAAGGATGGGTGGATGGACTACCGATCTGGGGCTGACAACGAGGGCCAGTGGCAGGTTTTGACATTCCGTGTTATTGATCCTGGCGGCAAGGAGCACGAGGTCAAGATCGAGGCTCCCATGCGTGAGGATATCAACGAACTGGCGATCGCCGCGGCTAATAATTTCCTGAAGGAGGTCCCGCAAACAGGGCCAGTTAAGGGAGAACCGCAACATGAGCCATCTCATGGAGTCGACACGCCGGATGGCGGAAAACGATCCTAATATTCAAAAGATCAAGCGTGTGCCGGTCGGGAACCATGTGCTCTATCACGGCCGCAATGGCGCAATGCGGCAAGGCCGGACCGAGTTTCCCGCGATCGTGCTCAAGCAGCACGAGGACGATGGTTCGCTCGATCTGATCATCGACTATGAGGCTGAAGATCGCATCTGGGAGCAGCGGGTCAGAGAATGGAGCGAAACCCAGCCTAACCATTGCTGGGAGGAGGTCGAACAGATCGGCAGTGATGCGATACATGAGGCCATTGATGCCATGGATGCATCGCTTGGGAAGCTCATGCAGCAGCACAAAGCGATCATGGATCTGCTTGGAGAACTCACAGGGCAGATGTACGGGGAATATGAGGCGCCACCGAAGTCGATGATCGAATATCTCGATGACTTCGACAAGCGGCTTAAAGCATTGGAGTTCGGAACATAGCGGGATGAGACGACATGGCACGGAACGCGGCGGCGGCGGTGCTGGACGATGTTGACTATCAAGATATTACACCGGGCGCAGAGAATGATGGGCTCTCCGACCAGAGTGAAAGCGATCGCCGCGCGCTGATCCCGTTATCGAAGAAAACACCGCAGCAGCAATTCCGCATCCTCAAAGCCAACATCATCTCTGATCTCGAATATTCCCTGAAGTGGCGCAAGCAGGCCACCGACGATCTCGGCTTTATTTCCGGGGATCAGCTGTCAGACGAGGACAAGCAGCTATTAGACGAGCAGGGGCGCCCGCACATCGTCTTTAACCGCATCGAGACCATCCTGCGCGCCATTGCCGGCATGGAGATCAACGGCCGGCATGAGATCAACTTCATTCCCCGCAACAATGACGACTCGGCCAAGAACGAGCTTCTCACCGCGACCTCGAAATGGATGGGCGACGGCTGCGATGCGGAGGACGAGCAGTCCGAGTGCTTTCAACAAGCGATGGGCACTGGCCTGGGCGTCTCCGAGGCGCGCTACAGCTATGAGAATGAGGCAGAGGGGCAGTATATCGAGGAACAGATCGACAGCCGGGAGTTCGTCTGGGACCGCACCTCACGCAAGAAGAACCTGCGCGACAGCCGCCGCATGGGGCGCCTGCGCCGGATGCCGCTGATCGATGGGCTGCAGATGTTCCCAGGCAAGAGCCGGCTGCAGATCGATGCGCAGTGGGCGAACCAAAATTACCTTGACGAAGCTACTCTCAAGAGCATCGAGGAGAAGCGCATCCGTGATGAAAACACCGCGCTGTGGGAGGACTATGACGACCGCAACGAGGTGACGATCGTGGTGGTGCAGTGGAAAGAGAAGGAGGCCTATTATCGCGTTGCCGACGCCGCGACCAACACTGTGCAGGAGTATGACGAAGATCAGTATGCCAAGATCTCCGCCAGGATGAAGCAGATCGGCAAGAAGGTCGGAGCGAATATCGCTATTCACGCGCGCAAGGCCTATCGCTGGCGCTACTATCAGGCCTTCCTCGGCTCCGAGTCCCTGCTCGACAAGGTGCAGCCGGCGCCATGTGGCCAGCAATTCTCCTGGGGCGTCATCACTGGCGCATTCGACGCCAAGAAGCGGCAATGGTACGGGCTCGTGCGCGTGATGCGTGATCCGCAGCTGTGGGCCAATAAGTTCATGAGCCAGATCATGCAGATCATGAATAGCACGGCAAAGGGCGGCATCCTTGCCGAGGCTGATGCGTTTGATGATCAACGGCAGGCGGAAGAGACCTATGCGATGCCGGAGGGCATCACGTGGATGGCGCCGGGGGCCCTATCAGGCAACAAGCCCAAAGTCATCCCCAAGCCCGGTCAAGGCGACGCCTCCGCTTATGTCAATTTGCTGACCTACGCGATCCAGTCGATCACCGCGGTAACCGGCATTAACCTCGAACTGCTCGGGCAGGCGGACAAAGATCAGCCGGGCATCATCGAGCACATGCGCAAGCAAGCCGGTATGACTGTGCTGGCTACCATGTTCGACTCGTTGCGTGGCTTTCTCAAGATCATCGGCCGCAAGCGGCTATGGTTCATCCAGACGCGTATTCCAGAGGGCACCATGATCCGCGTCGCGGGCCAGGAGTACACGCAGGTGGTATCCATCAGCAAGGATAAGACCACCGGCACCTTCGATGTTGTGGTCGACGATGCGCCGACTTCACCCAATATGAAGGAGGCGAACTGGGCCGTGATGCAGCCGATGCTAGCGGCCTTCAAAGATCAGTTCCTGGCAGATCCCGAGCTATTTATCCTGGCGCTGGAGTACTCGCCGCTGCCGTCTGCGTTCGTCACTGCGCTGAAGAAGACGATGTTGAAGAAGCAGGTGCAAGATCCTGCGCAGGCTCAGTGGCAGGAGACGATGAAGCAGCTGGCGATCTCCAAGCTCACTGCGGAGATCAATAAGGACCAGTCCACCGCGGAGATGCAGAACGCGAAAGCCGGCGCTACCACATCCACTGCGACCTACGATCTGGCAATGGCTCAGAACCTGCTGGCGAAGAACGATGTCGCTGGGTTCGAGCACCACATCTCGAATATGGGCGCGTCCGCAAAGGCGGAGCTAGACCGGGCCAAGGCGCATCAGACGCTGGTCGAGGCGCACAATGCGCTGCAGCAGGGCAACATCGATCAAGAGCAGCACACGAGCAACATGCTCAACGATGCGACCGACCGCGCGGTGGCTCGGCATGGCGCCGCGGTCGAGACCCATGGCACCATGATCGACCGGCACAAGGCGGAGACCGACCGGCACAAGGCGCTGACCGACCGCATCACCGCGCATCTCACCGCGCAGCAGCAGAAGCTCGACGCGCAGAAGATGCAGATGGATCAGGAAAACCAGCAGGCGCAGCTGGCTATGCAAGGTCAGAAGCAGACCGGCGATCAGCAGCTGCAGGGGCGCAAGATCTTTGGGGATCATCGGCTCGCAGCCGGCAAGCTGGCGCTTGACGCTATGGACAGGGGCGGGCAACAGGGGCTGCAAGGCGCCCAGATGCAGCAAGACCAGCGCAAGACCGAGGGCGAGCAGCGGCTCAAGTCGCAAGAACTGCGGCAGACGGACGAGCACAACAGGCGCACCAGTGATATCGCTGGATATCAGGCTGTGACGGGGGCCCAGCAAAAGGCGCGGGACTCGGAGCGAGAATGATCACGGCGCGGCACGCCATGCTTCGGCAGGCGCAAGAGTATTTCCACATGCTGCTGCTCGGCACCGTCAAATGGGACGATGTCGTGGTCGATAAGCCGATCCCTATCCCTGCAGTGAGGGGGAACCGAGAACAAGGCAAGGTCCGCGACCTCGTGGTGGCCACTTTCCACGGGTTCCGGCTGGAGATGATGAGCCCGTTCGAGGACGAGCACTGGCCCCTCGGGAAGGTCAAGGTCACGAGAGGGGCTCATTCAGTCCATGGCCCCCTCGACGCCTTGACGTGGCTGGAAGTGGCAAATTTCATCATCGAACAGAAGAAAAAGATGGGAGAGGACAATGGCGCCTCGGACAGCAGCAGCACCACAGACCATTCAGCCGGAGAACATTGGGGACGTTGAGGAGGGGTATACCACGGAAGCAGAGGGTGGAGTCGACGAGCTAGGCTTGACGCCGGAGGATCGCGCGGTCTTTGACGGCATGCGCGACGCCGACAGAAGCCTTCCCCAGGAGCCTGAGGAGGGCGAGGGAGAGGGTGAGGCGGCGCCCGGTACTGGAGAGCCCAGGCCTGTTCTGGACGCACCACCGGCCCCGGGACCGGGCAAGAAACAGGCTCCGCCAGCAGAAGAGGAGACGGACGAGCCCGACCAGATCACGCGTGACCCGCGGACCGGGCGGGAACAAAAGTCCATCAGCTTTGGCAAGCATCAGAGACTGATGAACAGGCTCAAGGCGGATGGCGAGGCGTTCCGCAGCCAATTGGAGGAGGGCCGGATAAACCAAGCCAAATTGGCTGAGAGACTGGCGATCTTAAACGATGCGCTGATGGCGCCTCCTCCGCCTCGGCAGCTGACGCCCCAGGAACAGGAGTATGAGCGCCGGCAGCAAATGCTGCAGAACCCGATGCTGGAGGACACGATCGATCCCTCGATCGATCTGGCTGGCTCGCTCGCGCAGATGCAGCGCCGGCAGATCTTCATGGCCAACGCCAGCATGCAGCAACAGGAGGATACGCAGGAGCAGCTGAACTATCAGGCCATGGTGCGGGAATATGGCAATGACGCTGCCCGCTTTTCACAGACCGAGGAAGGCCGGCATTTCTGGGGCGACGAAGGGGCCTATCAATTCTTGAAAAACTCGAGGCTCGTGGAATTGAGTTTCGCTCTGTACGACAAGGACCCGCTCGATCCAAACGTGCAGTTCACGCAGCAGGAGATCGATAGGATCGTGGCTGAATTCAACGCCGAAGAGAGGCAGCTGGTCGGCGATGCCCTGCAGAACAGCAGGAGCCCAACGCGCACGATCATGCGCTATGCCAGGGCGCGCGGCTGGCGTCCACCACAGCCGCAGCAGGCCGCCCCCCCAATTAGGCAGCCGGCGACGTCCAGATCGGGGGGGCGATCGCCATTGGCGCAGCCGCAGGCCGGCGCCACGTCTCGCAATGCTATCGCCCAGATCGAGGCAGAGCGGGCCGGCGCCGCGGCGTCGCGCTCCCTGTCGGATGGCGGCGGCAGCCCCCCTGGCGAACCGCTCTCGATCGAGCAGCTATTGCAAATGGACGATGAAACTTTCGGCGCTTATGTCGATAATTTGCCGACGCAACGTTTGCAAAGTATTATGGGAAGGGAATTTCCCACGAGGCATTGATGACAGACGAAGAAAAACGGCAGAGGAAATTAGTTTATCAACGTCGTTATCGAGAAAGCCAAAAGGGCAAGGATCGATATAAGCAGTACAGAGAAAGACGTATTGCTTCAAAGCGTCGTTCCTACGCAAAAAACAAGCTCGATCTTGAGTGGAAGGCCAGACATCAGGCTCATTGTCGAAAAGCTACTCGCAAATATCGGTTAGCTAACCTTGAAAAATGTCGGACAGCAAGCAACCGCAGTAACTCTGCTAAATATCACCGCATGAAGTCCGATAGCGAGTGGATGGACAAGACGAGGGCCATCAAATTGAAAAGCTGGTATCGTTGTCGCGAACGGCAAAAACAGAGGTCGCTTGAAATGTGGATGAGACTGGCGAGGCTGGAAGTAGGGGCAAATGATGCGGCCAAATAGGCCGATAATTTGGCAAATAGGCCGCTAATTTTAGGAGCTTAAGAAATGAAAGCATTTTTTCTGGTTATTGGCCTATTTCTTTTGGCCTCTCCTGCTGCTGCTCAGTGTGGCTGTTATGGCTGGGGCGTTGGAGGATGGAATAGCTCGACATGGGGCGGTCCTGGCGCATTGCCAGTGACGCCGGACTATGGCGGCTATTACGGCGGTCCTGTGGTGATCGATCCATTCCCTTCGATCTCGGCCTACGGCTATCGCAACAACTATTATGAAAGCGATGATGAGACCTATGGCTACCGGCCGCCGTTAGAGACCTACGGTTATCGGCCGCCGCTCATCCGCCGTTTCGGCGGGCACCGCTATCAATGGGTAAGGATTAAGTAACTAATGGGTGGTTCCAGTGGCGGCTTGCACTTCCCGCATTGGTGACGCTGGTGCACTTGACGGCGGAACCTAATGGTCCTAAAAATACCACACCTTGGAACTTCCGGGTTCGGATAAAGTTTCCGGACAAAAATTCCGGCAAGGTTAGCAGCTCACCCCAAGTACATCCCGAGCAGCTGCCGAGATCGCACCTCGTTAAACGCGGCAAGGTTCGCAGCTCAACCTACACTTCGAAAGCTGCCGAGACTACCGCCTCGTTAAGCGCGACGTATCGCCCTAATAGCAGGAAGGGCGCATAAACAAGTCACTGCACCCTCACGCATATCGCAAAATGTGCCACGGGCCCCGTATGGGCCCTGGCGCGACCGCAGGGGTGCCACATGGCCACTACCTCATTCCCCGTCAACGATGCGATGGCCGTGAAATTGTGGTCGCGCGTCCTTGACTACGAGGCACTGAAATACACGGCTATCGCCCCGCTAATTGGCGATGACGAGAACTCCATCATCCACATGCAAGACGCGCTGTCGAAGGGCCCAGGTGACGCGATCACCTATGCGATCGTCATGCAGCTTGCACAGGCTGGTTTTTCGGAGAACCAGCTGGCGGAAGGCAACGGCGAGGCCCTGACCACCTACAGCGATCAGCTCGTGATCAATGAGCTTATGGCTGTTGCAGGCGTCAAGAGCCGGCGCACCATCGATCAACAGCGTGTCCCATGGGACCTGCGCAACACCGCGAAGAGCCGCCTCGGCGACTGGTACGCCAAACGCTATTCGGTGGCGTTCTTTAATCAAGTTTGCGGCTATTCTGTTCAAACCGACGTGCGTTATACCGGGCTGAACCCGGTCAATATCCCATCGGCAGGTCGGATCATCCGCCAGTCGAACAGAACCTCCGACGACCTCCTGGTCGCTGGCGATACCTTTACGCTCGATATGATCGACAAGGCCAAGGAAGCCGCGATCACTGCCACGCCGCTCATTCGCCCGATCCGGATCAAGGGTAATGCGCCGCGGAGCAATGGCCGCAGCGACTACATGAATACGCTTGAGGACATGTATGTCGCCTATCTGCATCCCTATCAAGTTACGGCAGTTCGCCGCAACACCTCGACCGGCCAGTTCATCGACATCCAGAAAGCGGCTTCGATGGGTCGGCAGGAGACGGGAAACCGCATCTTCAATGGTTCGCTCGGCATCTACAATTCGACCATCCTGCGCTCCGCTTATGACGTCACCGATGGTGTATCTGCGGCCGGCGCTGACGTGCCGACCGTGCGGCGGGCGATCTTCCTCGGAGGACAGGCCTGCATGATGGGGTTCGGCCGCGACAATGGTCCCAGCAAGCTCACATGGAACGAAGAATTGTTTGATCACAAGCGTCGTCTTGAGATCAGCGCGCTCACGATCCATGGCCTGAAAAAG